CCCGCCGCCTGGAGGGTAAACAATGCCCGGACCCATCGCATTTCCTGGAATCCCTTCAACCAACGGGCATAGCGTTCCGCGCTCCTTCATTGAAAAGACGCTCGTCGAGAAGTTAAGCGAAGGCTACCGTCCGACCTCGCCCATCTGGACGCTCGGCATGACAGACCTCGTGCCGCAGTTTTACCTGATTCGTGACATCGAGCTGATGCTGATTCATCCGGTCGTTTTGAACTGCCTCAACTTCTACAAAGGTGGAATCGCCGCGGTCGAGTTCTGGGGTGGGCCGGCGCCCGACGGGAATCCACAGGGCAGGCCAATCTGTCCGGAGAACGACGAGATCGCCGACTTCATTCACCTTCAATGCCAGCGCTTCTGGGAACGAGGTGTACCCAAACTTCAGGGAGGTTATGAGTATGGATGGATCGGCTGCGAGGCAATCTACGTCGAGCAAGACGGCAAGATGCTCTGGCATGATTTCGTGCAGTTCTCTCCGCGTGATGTGTTTCTTTTGACGCAAAGTTCCGAGCCGGTCGGCATTCGGGTGAAGCAAATTCGTTCGGCCTCCGGTTCTGTTCCAAACACGACGGCCCAGCAAGAAGGCGGCATCGACTTGTGGATGGCGTCAAAGGATATCCCGGCCAAGGGCGTCTGGTACGCGCACAACCCGCGCTACAACCAGTTCTACGGCCAAAGTCAGCTTCTTGGTGCCTGGAAACCTTGGCGAAGGCTTGCCTGGAAGGATGCAGCCGAAACGGTTGTGGATGGTGGAGTCTTTCGGTTCGCCTACCCCGGTCCGCTTGTTAAGTATCCCGATGAGGATTACCAAGCGGCTCCTGGGACTCCCGCGACGACGTTTGACTCGCAAGGCAATCCGAGACGTTATGCCAGGGATGACGCTCGGCAAATCGTCGAATGGTACAAGGCGGGCGCAGGCGTGGGCATGTCGTCCTCGAAGTATCCTGCCGACCAGGGAGGCGGAGACAAATGGTCGCTGGAAATTCCGAAGATGACGCTGAACGTGGACGGGCTCATCCACTACATCAAGTACCTGTGCGACCAGATTAGCTACGGCGTCGGCGTGCCTCCGGAGCTGATTGCGTCTGGTGAAACAGGCAGCGGCTATTCGGGCCGTGCAATTCCGATGGAATCGTTTATCATGCTCCAACAGCGCAACGCCGATGCGCTTCTTAACGTGTTTGTCGATCAGGTGCTTCGGCCGGAGATACGGCTTAATTGGGGCGACGTGCGGTTCTCGGTGAAGGTCAAGCCTCTCTTGGAAACGAAGATGAAGATGCAGAAGGGTGCCGAAGGAGCCGCAGGTCAACCGGGACAAGGAGCGAATCGTCCCGACTTGTTGCCGGTTCCTCAGAATGGACAGAGAGAACAGGGTGGCGCGCCAAGTTCTCCTTCTTGGGGCAATGAAGGGCCGTTCTCTCTCAACAAGCAAGTCGAGGCGTCGCGCATCGTTGACATCGCAACGGCGATCTTGCGGAAGAGGGTTGCGTGATTCGAGATTGTGTCCAACCACCTGTCGAGTCACGGGAAACACGAGCCGAGCAGAAGGCTTACTCTGAGTTTCTAGCGCTCGCCTTGCAAGAGACGAACGATCTTGGTGAGGCGATGATCGCGGCGGAGGTCGCGTTGTCCTGGCAGTCTTTTCGGGGAGCGCGAGGAGGGCAGGGTTGGAAGTCGGATGTCACTGGCGAAGTTCGCTATCAGCAAGAGAAACCGGGAGAGCGCGAGGAAGGACAAGCACCGGCTGGCACTCAGCAACCTCAACAGCAAAGCGAGCCAGATTACATTGTCGGTTTCAAGCAGATTGTTGATCTGGCCGAGAAAGGTGACGCCAATCCTAAGTACCTGGAAAAGTATCTGACTGGTTTGCCACAACTTCCTCCTCAAGACATCGCTGATCTTGCGAAGCGATTGAACATCACGGCCGCCTACACGCAAGATGCAATCAACAAGATAGGTGCGATTCTAAAGGGCAAGGTCGAGCAAAATGCCCCTAAGACACCTGTAGCTAGAGCGACGGATGCTTTGCGTACTTTCTTGGACGAAATCGAACATGACAAAGTAACTGGTGGTGATTTGGAGGTATTGCTCTCAAATATAAATAAGGAATTGAGTGCGAAGGAGGCAACTGACTTAGCAACCGGCCTTGGTGTTTTTGGCGCAAAGGGGAAAAAAGACGCGATTGACAAAATACGAACAGTGATCCGCAATCAACTTGCCATGCGTCAAAAGGTTGTTTTAATCCGCGATATGGGGAAAGGAGGCGCGGCGTTTGCCTTCGACATCTTCAATCGCAAAGCCCAAGGCATCCTCAACCGCGCCCTCGGTGCCGCCAACAAACTCCGCGTGGCGGCGCGTAATGACCTTGCCAAAGCAATCAACATCGACAATCCGCCACAAATGGCGCGTGCCGTGGTCGAGGTGATCCAGCGCTATCGCTTCGACTTCGCGCGTCTATTGGGGGCGACCAATCTTGCGGCTCTTCTGGAGGGGGCGTCGGAGGTGGCGCGGCGAATGCCGTCTATCCCAATTGCCGGCGTGCAATCTCCACCACCTCCGACCCTCTCTCCCGAAGAGCAACTGGCTTTAATCAAGCGCATCAAGAAAGTTCCTGCCAAGGAGCGCGAGGCGGAAATCTACCGTCTGCCTCCAGACCGTCAGAAGTTCGTGCGTGACGCCATTCGCGCGGAGGAGGAGGGGCCAATGGTTCCTCCTCCTCCTTTTACCGTCCATCCTCCACGCGAGGATGCGCCGGAAGGTGTCATCTTCCCCATCATCGAGGAAGCGGCGCGACTTCTGTCTGAAAAGAACGTCGTTCGACGCGAAGAGTTCTACGCGATGGATGACGCTGCGAGAAGCAAGGCGTTCACCGTCGCCAACGTCGATGCGGAAGAAACGCTCGCCAAGGTACGCGATGGGATTAGCGAGAACATCCGTGAAGGCGCGGACTACGAGACGTTCCGCGAGAACATCTTGAAGGAGGTGGACGAAGGGACGTTTCTTTCCGAAGCCCATTTAGAAACGGTTTACCGCACGAATATCCAGACAGCTTTTTCCGATGGACAGATGAATGTCTTGCGACACCCTTTCATTCGGAACGGGTTTCCCTACGCAGCGTATGACGCGATTGACGATGACAGAGTTAGACACAACCATATTGCTTTGGAGAAGCTCGGTATCGAAGGGACGAACATTTACCGCATCGACGATCCGGTATTTCAACTATTCAGACCAAGTTGGGATTTTAATTGCCGCTGCTCTTGGAACCCCATGACCGTCCGCATGGCAGCCGAGAAAGGCGTCACCGAGGCCCAGCGCTGGCTTGCTAGTGGCGTCGAACCGACTCCACCAGCCTTTGTCTCGATGCCGCCGTTCCAGCCTCCTCCGACCTTCAAGCGTTCACTCTCCGGCATGCCGCTCTCGATTCGCGTGTCGATGATGCCGATTGAGCTGGGCAGCCGTTTGCGGCCGACCGCGAAGCCGAAGTCGAATTCTGATATCGACGAGAAGTTGTGGGAGAAAATCAACGAACTCATTCCGCCAGACTGGTATGAAGCCGAACGTCAGGCGACCGAGGTGCTGGCGTCCTATGGAGTGCCGACCAAGCCGGAAGATTTCCCGTTTGAACTCGGCAAGCTAGGCGACATCACAGTGGAGATCGTGGACGGCAATCGGGTTATGCTCGACCACGACATGGACTTCACCCAGGGAGGCAACGGAGAAGAAGACCCGAAGCTATGCGGCAAGAAGACAATCGTCCTGGACAACCGCATGGCTCTTCCTCTCATTCGGGAGTTCACCTACATCACCTATCACGAAGAGAACGAACGCGAGCATATGGCCGATGGCTGGAAGTATGACCCGGCCCACGTCAACTCCAACGGCAAAGAATACTTCCTGCGCAAACGGGATGAAAAGGAAACAGGCGATGCCGAGGAGTTGTAATGCAGCCTCCCAATTCCTTTGGTGCTCCTGCAATACCAGGGCCGATATTGCCAGAAAAGGAGAAGTTCTTTCAAATCGTTGACTCGGTTTCGGTGCGCGGCAACCGCCGTTTCTACAGCCGGGACACGATTCCCGAACTGGAGCTGGCCAACACCTTCTACAGTTCGGGCGGACGCTGGCCGTCACGGGGCTGGATCCTGATGCGCCGTGGGGACTACGTCCAACTCAATCCTTATGACACTGGCCTGCAACTTAAGATGGGCAACTTTGCCCCAGACATCCCCGACGTGACGCTTCAGGGTCTTTGCATCACGCAAGCCCGCTGCGTGACGACCGGCGAACCCAACGATCCGGACGCGATTTACCTGGTTCAAATCGCGGATGGGCAGGGGATTCTCTATAACCCGTGGTTCCAGTTTCCGACGACGAGCCAGTACAACGTCGTGGCTCCTGCTTACCCTGGAACGTATTACGCGAACACTTTGAATGCAGGCGTGCCGTGGACGTGGTCCACGATGATTGGCGATCTCTGGAGCCAGTGCATCCCCTTCCTCGACCCTTATCCTGGCTTGCCGATCGTCCCGACGGGAACGCCAGAGAACTGGAGTTTTGTCGGTGTCCCTCTTTGGGAAGCGTTGAACCGAATCCTCGATTATCTGGGTTTGACGATTGCCAACGACCTGACCAATGCCAACCCGACAAGCGTCGTGGTCGCTGGGGCCGCCGATCTCGTATTCGCCGCGCAGCAGGTGAAATTTCGCAATCGGCTCGAAGACGACTTTCAGTGGATCGACACGGGAGCGTCGCGCGTTCCTGGGACTATCATCGTGCTTTTCCATCGCCGCAATCAGTTCTACGGAACCGAGGAGACCGTCCGCAACGATTCTCTTCAGTGGCAGACGACGCCCCTTTACCAAGTGCCGGTTGTTTCACCTTCGCCTTACAACGCCGCTCCGGGCAAGGCGATGATCTGGGCTGATTTCACGGTGCGTTACGACGTGAACAATAACCCTTTGGCTGCCGACACGGCGACGGCGGCTACCATCGCCACAGAAAGAGCGACGCAGTTTCTCAACACGATCATCCGCGGCACCTCGGGTTACATGCGACAGCTTTACACCGGCGCCGTTCCCTTCGCAACCGGCAGTCAAGTGGACGGCATTCGCTGGATGCACGGCTCATACACAAGCCGAGACGGCTCGGAGCGGTTTGGTTGGCGCACGGAGATCATTCGCGGATACTATTGGGATGAGGTGGCGTTCAGCCCAAGCGGATTCAACATCAAGGGGCCGCAAATCTGATGGCCGAGGAATTCCTACGCTCGACGAACATTGAGGAGCCGTTCTTCGGACCGGAGTGGCCGGTCTATCCGGCGATAGATGAATTTGTGCAAGTCACGGGCAGTCCAGACGGCAATAACGTGTACCCGGCGTTTATCGTGCAATTCTCGCCGCCGCTGAGCTTGAGACAGCGTGTGGCGTGCTTTGTGTGGGAGCCGAATAGGATCAGTTTGCCGTTGGGATACTACAACTGCCGTCTTTCAGGCGTTTACGGCGGCGACGTGAATGGCATTGGCTCGCTACCCCTTTACGTTACCAATTGCTGTCGCGGAACAGGGTCTTCTTTGTCGAGCCACTAATGCGTTCGACCAACGACAACGATCCATTCTTCGGCCAGCGTCAGCCGATTTACCCGGAAGTGACACAGATTCTTCGCGTTGCTTCTGGACCGGACCAGAACAACGTCTATCCGGCTTTCATCCAACAGCAGCAATCGCCGACCGTTCCATCTTTACGAGATCGGGAGTCAGCCTGTCTCTGGGAGCCGAACGGTCTTCGGCTGAATGTCGGCGATTTCTACAAAGCAAGGCTTATTGGGCCTTGCAATCTCGGCAGCAGCGGCTCAAGTGGTGTTTCCCTGTCTTCCGGACCGCAGAAGCCACTTTTCGCCGTCGGCACGCTTTGCTGTCAGGGCCAGCAGGGAAGTTTCGCAAGTTCGGCTGTGTCGGCTGCATCGGCACGGAGCGCATCACAGGTATCGCAACAATCCTTTCAAGAAGCTCTCGGTTGTTGTTTTTGCCCAGCCATCCCGATTCAGTGGGCGATGACTGTCAGTGGCATTACCACCAACCCTAGTGCGAATTGCCCGTGCGGCACATGCGCCAATTACAATGGAACTTTCATTTTGACGTTGCAATTGCCAGTGCCAGGATCGCAAGCCTGTTTCTGGCTGTCTTCTACGACGACGATTTGTGATGCAACTGCCAGCCCTCCAACGGATGCGATTTGGCAACTTTCTTGTCAGACGGCACCCATCGGAAGTCGATTTGACCTAAACGCAATCCAAAGAAAGGGCGCTTTGGGTATCGGCGTGAATTATCGAGCTTCGCCCATCAACTGCCTTGGGCCTAACGTCTTCAACTTCAATAGCGACGGAAGCATTCCTATTTGCTTTAACAACATTTGCTCGGGTTGGCCTGCAACTATTACGCTGACACCAGTATGACGACGATTTCTTTACCAGTCTGTCGGTGGCGTGGCTCCGAAGACGTTTTGGGACGATTCGCATGCAAATCGCCAAAGATCATGGCGGCAAATGGAGTAACCCCAGAGCTTTGTCGTGGGTGCTATCTCTGCGACCACGAGCCATCAAACGTGGTTGTGTTAAAACCGGCTCCTGCGCAATCGCCGCATTGTCCCCACCTCTGGAAACGTGTCCGCGTCGATGGCAAGGTTCTCAA